TGTCAAGAACAAGAGCAACTTGATTCTGGGTTCGATCAATACGCTACTCCCGGCGATTTACTCCCGCAACCCTGATATTGAGGTCAAGCCGCGGCAGATGAACTTCAAGGTTGGGCTCTTTCCGAAGACGTTAGAAACGGTGCTGAAGCGTCAACTGGAAGACGCCCACCTGAAGCACGCGGCAACGGAGGCCGTGCGTGCTGCCCTTACTTGTTCCTATGGCGTGGTGAAGGTTCTGTATCAGACGGACATTCGGACGGATCCGGTCATTAAGCGCCGCCTCGAAGATTGTCAGGAAAACCTTGAGCATGAGCGCGCACTCATTGCGGAGATTCATGACGATCCGGCCCGCGCTGACGCTGAGGCGAAGATCCTTGAGCTCGAACAGACGCAGCAAGGATTGCAGGCAAAGCTTGAAGTCGTGGTGTCGGAAGGCCTGACCGTCGATTCTGTTCTCACGGAAAACCTCATCATTGACCCGTCTGTAGAGTCGTTCGATGACTACCCGCAGGCCCGCTGGATGGCTCAGGCCATTCCTATGGAGCGCGGAGAAGCTGAGGCCATGTATGGCAAGAAGCTAGGGGCGGCTGTCAAGTACGAAAACGCGCCGCAGGAAACGAAGGGGCACGTCGAGCTGGCAAGCGCAGGCGATAAGGCAAGCGGCGAGGGCGACGCCTCCGACATTATCTGCGTACTGGAAATTTGGGACAAGCGCACGCAGATGATCTACACGCTCGCCGAGGGCTGCAACTTCTTCCTGCGCGACCCGTTCCCGCCGCCTACTCAGGGCCGCCGGTTCTATCCGTTCTTCCTGCTGCCGTACAACAAGGTAAACGGATGCTTTGTCGCTCCGTCGCTCGTGGATATGACGGAAAAGCTCAACCGCGAGCACAACGACTTGCGCGACAAGATGGAAAAGCACCGCTCTGTGTGCCGCCCCGGCTTCATTGTCGGCAATGACGTAAAGCGTGATGACATCCAATCTTTCGCAGTTGCGGAGGTGGGCGAGATAACGCAAATGCGCGGCATGGACTCGTCGGAGCTCAAGAACGGCATTCTGCCCAAGCAGTACCCGCCGATTGACGCCGGGCTGTATGACTCTTCGCCGATTAGGCAGGATTGGGAGCTTGTGACCGGGATGCAGGACGCGGCCCGTGCCTCGATCAACAAGGCCAAGACGGCGACCGAGGCTCAGATCATGAACAACTCGCTCTCGGCCCGCATTTCCATGTTCCAGGACTGGACGGAAGAGTTCCTGACCGAACTTGTGCAGTACGCTGCGCAGATTGTGCTTTTTGAGCTCGACGAAGAGCAAGTGCACCGAATCATGGGGGACGGCGAGCCGGTGGTTGATCCCGCCACGGGGAGGCCGGTCATTGATCCGCTGACGCAGGCCCCGGTGCTTGCGAGGGTGTACGACTGGCCCTCACTGTCCAAAGAGGACGTTCTCGAACAGATCAGTGTCTCGATCCGAGCAGGCACTACCGGCAAGCCGAACAAGGACGCGGACCAACAGAACTGGGCCGCGGTTCTGCCCGAGCTGACAAAGCTCATCGACAAGGCTGTTGCGGCCGCCCAACAACTGATTGACACGCGCCCCTACGAAAACCTCATCAGGGAAACGCTCAAGCGGTTTGACGACTCGATTGACCCCAAGGACTATCTGCCGGATACGGAAGCGATTAAGCAGCGCGTCATGCAGATGCAACAGATGCAGCAGGCACAGGCAGCAAACAACGCAATGGGAATGCCCCAATAGAAGGAGAATGAAACATGACTGAATTCGACGAAACCACGGCCACGGCAACGGGAACGGAACAGGCGGGCGCTGAACCGCAGACTACGGATCCCGCACCCGCTGAGCAGCAGGGCGCTGAACCGGCACAGGCGCCGGCAGGCGAGCAGGAGCACGGGGAAGAGCACTCCCTCGCGGACATGATCAAGTCCAAGCTCGACGAGATGGAAACCGACAAGGGCACCGGCAAGGGCGAAGAAGACGATAGCGGCTATCTGTCAACCAACATCAGCGACGAGAAGGCGGCCGAGCAGAAGGCCAAGACCGACGCGGGCGCCGGGCAGAAGAAGCCGGAAGAGCAGGCGGCTGGGGAGAAGAAGCCCGAAGGCGAGGCCCCGGCGAAGGACGCGGACCAAGAGGAAAAGGAGCTCTTGGCCATGGCGCAGAACGAGCGCAGCAAGGCACGCCTCCAGCAGGTCTTTAAGGAGCGCAAGGAAGGCATGCAGGCCAAGCAGTCCCTCGGGACGCTTGTACAGGCCTTTGCGGAGGCCGGATACGATCAGGACAGCGTTAACACGATGCTTGTTCTTGGGCGCAAGATTTCGTCGAACGACCCCGCACAGATCAGAGAGGCCATTGACGCACTTGGCCGCATTCGCTCGAATCTGTGCCTCCAGATCGGTGAAGAGCCCCTGCCGTTTGATCCCCTCACGGACTACCCGGACCTGAAGAAACAGGTTGAGGAGTACAGCATCACGCGCGAACAGGCGCTCCAGCTTGCCGGAGCCCGCTCGATCCAGGCTGAGCAGAAGGCCAGGCAGGAAGCCGCACAGCGCGCCCAGGTTGAACAGGCGCAGATGGCTGAGCGCGTCAATGCGGGCAAGGCGGCCATTGGCAACTTCTTCTATTCGAAGAGGGGCGAGATGGACTACGCGGCCAAAATGCGGGCACTACAGGCGCACCTGACGCCGGAGAGGGTGAAGCACTTTGTCGAGAACGTCCCGCCCGAGATGTGGGCTGCGCAAGTTGAGGTGATGTACAACAACATCGGCACAGGTTCTGTTCGCCCGGCGAATGCCCCGCGTCCGATTTCTTCCAGACAGGCCAGCTTCGGCAGGGCGGCCGGGTCTTCCGGCGGCTCGCTGAAGGATGACATTGTGGCCAAGATGTCCGCAATGGGCATTTGAAAAAACCGAACGGCGGCATAAATAAATTTTCAGCCCCCGACGCTTTGGCACACTCGACGCCATAGCGGGGGGCTTTTCGTTTTCTTTTCAATCGCATGAGGGCATTGTGAGCCGTCCTATTTTCGAAAGTACCAAAACTATGGGCACGCTCCTGACGGAGCTGAAGGCCCGTCTTGGCTTTGTCACGGCAGGCAGCGCATCCCGAATCAATGATCAGATCATGCGCTCCTTCCTGCAGGAGGCCAATGATTTCTGCTACGAGGCCCTTGACCGTCCGTTACTGAAGCGCACGGCGACTATTCACCTGCTCGAAGGAAGCAAGTATTACGACTTCCACAACGACGACGAAGACGACGCCATTGACCCCGGCAAGATCAAGCGTATGTGGATTGCGGACGGGGACGAGCGCTATCTGCTCGGCTTCGGTATCGACGAAGGGCTGCGCGTTACCAACCTTGACGGCGGGATCCCGGAGAAGTGGGACGCCTACGACGGGCAGATTGAGTTGTGGCCTGTGCCGGACTCCGACGATTACGACCTTGTGATTGAGTACGAGGGCTTTAAGCGCCGGTTCGAACAGGACAACGATGTGCCCTCCGCGCCCGCCCGCCTGGTCATGCTGTACGCGCTCGCCCAGGCCAAGGCCCACTATCGCCAGCCGGACTATCAGGCGGCCGCTTCGGCGTTTGACCGCGCTTTCAAGCAAGAACAGGGCAACCGCATTTTCAACACCCACACAAGCATGATGAAGGCCGAGCGCCGCGGGTGGTTCGTTGAGCGTGGGGCGGATGGACAAGACAGGGCGAGGTTCTACTAATGCCCCGGCAGATTACGTTTTCAAAATTTGACCTCGGCATCGACCTCCGCAAGGGCGGTGCCGTCTCGGACGCTAACCGGCTCAAGGAACTGACGAACGGCTACATCACGACGGGCCTGGCCATTGCCAAGCGCCCCGGGCTTACGCTCGTCACGACGCTTGAGCCCGGCACAAAGGGCCTTGTGGCGGCAGACGGCCGGCTTCATACGTTTTATTGCGGCTCGCAGGCTATCTCTCACGCTAACCCGATGTTTCGGGCGAATCGCCTCATCAACGGCAATCAGGCCGTCACTGAAGTTCACTATGCAACGGTATTCAACGGCTATCTCTATGTCGTTGTCTCTCACGCTGGCGGCGGGATCCGTCATCACTACTTGGACGGATCCGCGGCCACTCTTATATCGGACGCAAACTGTCCGCAGACGGCGGCCTGTATCAAGCTCGCCTCAAAGATCTTTGCAGTGGGAACGAATGGCGACGTTGTGCGCTACAGCGCAACCGGCAACCCGCGAGATTGGACTACTGCCAATGATGCGGGCTTCCTGCCGACCGGCATGAATGCACAGGGCGACCGGGAAGTGAATGCGCTCGGCATGTACCGCAAGGCACTTGTGGCCCTGACACCGGACTCTGCGCAGATTTGGGCAGTTGATCCGGACCCGGCCAACATGGGCCTAGAGGACACGGTGGCTAACGTGGGCACGTCTTTCCCGCGGACCGTCTGCAACGTCAACGGTGATCTGTATTTCCTGTCTGACTACGGATTCCGCTCGATCACGACGCTGGCCTACACAAACAATCTGTCCGACGTGGATATCGGCTCTCCAATCGACTCCCTTGTGAGGGAGGACCTGAAGTCTCTGG